ATGCTAATTCACTTTTAGGTCTGTCCATACCATCTTGAATCGGTTTAAAAAAGAATGGATAGTTAATTGATATTGGTACAACCTTATCTGTAAACATTTTTTTGGCATCTGCACCAGACTTTGATAGTATGCCAAATCTTGCATCACTCGAGATAGTGGCAAGGTTAACACTCTCAGCGCTTGACATAAAACTGAAACCAGATCGTCTATTTTTAAGGTAACATATACCATAACAACGTTTATCTGCCTTACAAGCTTCCCAAAATATAAAGAATAATCTATTGGATTCTCTAAATTCAGGAGCACCCACATCAATTTTTGACCACTGAAGATACATATAGTGAGTACCGGTGATATAAGTAGGAGTACCATTGTTATAAAACCAAAAGCCGTTTTCTCTTCTATTAAATTCTTCATTTATGTAATCATACCATTGTTCTTTTGACGAATCAGGATACTGCCTCCAGTCAAATATTGTTTTAATACTTTTTAATCGCTTTTCGTCTTCAAATCTTTCCCAATATTGTTCTGATTTTAAATCAGATCTTTTATATATTTCTTTAGGTTGTTTTGGTAACGCTATTTTTAAGTTTTCTATTTCAATAATATCACCAATTATACCATTTTGACTTAAAACAATTAAATCTTGTTCTTTATTATAACCGTATTTCCATTTTTTACCTTTATTTAATCTCTTTAAGGTATTTATTCTAATAGGTTCTATTATTTTATATAAGTCTTGTTTGTACATTATCTTGATCGTGTTTCAGCAAACCCTTTAAATGATTTTTCTTCTTTCTCTATAGGTTTGTTATCTAATATACTTTGTTCTAGTTCAATGCGGTTTAATATTTCAAACGCATCAAATATAGCTAATTTCTTTGTTGCTGCGGCATTTTTTAATCGGTCTGCCGATATGTCATCATCAGAATCTACAATTGCTTCTTTAGCTACTTTTATTAATTCCTCAACAGCCTTATGACCAGCTTGGATTATACTTTTTTTCGTCTCCTTGGTATTCATATTTAATTGAAATATCTTTAGTTAAAACTCTATATAATCTCTCACCATCAATGATAAATTCAAATTCATTATCAGGTGTAAATCCAACTAAATCTCCGTTGTTAATATCAGGTAGATCGTTATCAGTATATTTCATTATACCAATTAATGGTCTTTCTATTTCTGTATTAAATTTATCATTAGATTGAATTGGTGTTACGAAACAATAACCACTTCTAGCTTTCCATATATTGTTTCTTTTGTAAGCAAATATTTGATCGTTCTGAGCTAAGTATTGATTTTCATTTAAAAAACCCCTACTATTCTTCTCATCACCCCTTACATCATGCCATCTTCTAAATATATTATGATGAATAATAACTTCATCACCTTCTTTTAATTCAGTTTTGTATGCTGTTGGTAATTCTGATATAATTGCATTTCTACTAACATATTGATGATTAAAAATTTCTGTGTTTAGAATTAATTTTTTATTACCAATATTTTTAGTATTTTTATATCTAGATTTTTTAGGCGTAATAACAAAATCAAATATACTCTTCATTAATACTCAAGATTATATTCAACTGATATAGCCATGTTTTTATTAAAGTCTTTCCATGGTAATACATCATTACCTTTTTTAATAAACACGCTATATTTAGTATCACCTTCTATTATATCACAAATCGTATGCCCGCCGTAGACTTCTTGTCCAACGGCGTAGTGCATAGCTTCATTTTTATAATCTTTACCAATACTAATCTTTCTTATTAGCTTCATCAGGTACATCAGTTATAGTTCCATCTTTAATGTTAATGCTAACATTTCCATATTCCTTCTCTAACTCTAGTTGCATTGTGTTTAATTCTTTCTGCATAGCAGAAATACCGTGCAACAAGTTATGCTTTTGAGACTCTAATTGACCCAAATTTAATTGTGCTTGATTAATTTTACCTATATGCCCTTGTAGATCTTTTAATTGATCTTCAGTTATTTGTTCGACTTTAATGTCTTCTACTTTTTTATTCATAATTGTTTATTTAATTTTACTTAATTTCAATACTATTACTATTACATAAATAATAGTATTCTTAATACGCTATTGTCATAGTGTACTAAGCGTCTGCCATGCTTTTATAAGTGTCAACAGTTTTAGCTGCAACGTAAGCCTGTTTTACAGGATTTTTTGCGCTATCTTTAAGATCTATATCAAACGACCCACTGACTGAACAGATTTGGTTGTTTGGATTTGCATCTCTAGCTGCTTTATCTTTATAAACATTTGCGTGCCAATTTCCAACTGTAGTTTGCACCCACCTGTCAGCTCTCACTTCAGCGGTTTTAACTGTACCATCAGAATTGAACACAGCTGCAGTTTTTACGTAATTCTCAGAATTGCTACCGCAACTCCAATTTACGCCTGATATTTTTACATACGCATCACCTACAGTGATACCTTTGTAATCATAACTTCCTTTTAATGCCATGTTTTTAAATTTAAAATGTTAAACAAATTAGCTGTTACCAGCTAAATATCTTATTACACCTTTATTGTGTATTTTACTTTAATGAACCGTCTGGGTTATATTGAGGTTTTTCAGGTTCTACTATAACTTTACCATCAGAATCAGTCCAGTCCGTATCTTTCATGTGTTGATCATGTCTTTCACCTACTACCATCCAAGATATAGTTGCTGTAGAAGAACTATTTTTACACGTGATTGTTAATATGTTTCCACTAACACTACCTTTTACAGCATCCCAATCGCTTTCGTTTGATGTAAAACATTGTACGTCTGTATTTAAAGCAACGAATGTTCCTTCTGTCATACCAGCGACTGTATCAATATTTACTGTAGCTATACCATCAACTAATGTTGCTTTACCTCTGTATATTAAATCAGCTTGTGGACCTTCAATAAATGAATGTACTAAATGATGTGTATCTTTTTTTGCTTCTAATGGATGGTCTATTTTAAATGAACCACTACCTTTAGATAATGCACCGGTAACGTAAAGATTACCACTCATATTTACTCTAGCAGAGAATGTTGCTATCTGCGCATTTGTTATTGTTAATGCAGCTGAACCACCTGCGTGAATCGCTAAATTTCCAGTACCATTTGCTATGTAAGTATTACTACCATCATGATAAATTTGTAAATCCTCACCAGTACCAAAAATTCCTACTACATTGTCTTCATGTCTTGTAGATCGAGAAAATACAGTTCTTAGATGACTACCATCTAAGTAAAAGTAGTTAGTTAAACCACCGCTACCATCGTCACATCGGAAATATATATCGTTATCGTCTGTTGTATTTTCAATATAAAGAGAACCAGTTTCGTTGCGTATATAACTACTAGTAGCGTCGTGCCATATTTTTAAATCTCTTCCATCACCAAATGCTGCTCTTGAATAGTCTGGAAATACAGTGTAATAGTCATTTGCTTCACTAATTGATCCATCTAAATAAAAGTAAGTTGTTACACCGCCAGAACCGTTATCACATCTTAAGCGTAAGCTACCATTGTCTAATAATTGTGATATATCTAAATTACCTGTGGAATTGTCAATAAATGTGTTACTACCGTCATGAAATATTTGTAAATCTTTTCCTGTACCTAATGCTATTCTAGATTTGTCTAGCCACACGGTATAAGCGGCTGTTGTAGCACTACCATCATGCGTTGCACTACCACCATCTAAATAGAAATAATCAGCTTGTGTTGTGTTTGCCGCTCCATTATCAGCAGAGAATATAACGTTACCATCTTGCACCTGTGACATTATATATAATGAACCAGTTTTATTTAATACATAACCTTGGGAACCAGTGTGATAAACATGTAAATCATCATCTGCGCCTAAATATAATTTAGCTGTGTCGCTATCTATAGTGACACTACCTGCAAAAGTTGCATTAACAGTATTACCAAGAATTGCCATAGCTACATTCCCTGCCCTATTTACCAAACTTATATCATTTGTACTACCATAACCATAAATCTGAGCACCCCAAGTAGAA